TCGCCTCTCGGATGGTGTAATGCGGAGACAGAGACTGGCGATTGTTCCTCGCCTGTTTTAAACTTGGAGGGCAAAATCATAGGGTTTTGGACTCATGGAGATGGCCGCGGGTTTGGGCGTTTCGATGCGATCACACCCGAATTCTTGGTGCAAGCGCGTGGTGATAACAACGCGAAACACTCGGGGCTGGTTTTTCAGTCCCGCCTCCCCTACCCAGTGAACTTGTAGGGACCTCACCTTTTTGGGTGAGGTATCCCTATGAGTACCTTCATAGGGATGGGGCTAGTTCAATCTCAGAAACCATAATGGTTTCCGAGAAACACCAGGAATATTTGCCAGAGGAGTACTTTCCTTTAGTTGCCCAAATTAAACGGTACCCGCGCTACAAGAATAAGCGCGTCATGGATCCACAGCTCAAGTGCTTCATTGACGAACAAAAGATTGTCCTCCCCCCCGAGTGGGGGCTACCGGTCCCGAATCCAGAAGCGGCATACAAGTCCATGGCAAAGTACGCCAAGGACATTTTGCCGCTTTCTGATGAACAAGTTTGCAATATGAATGCAGCGTGGGAATTCACCACGCGCCATTTTGGACTCTACATGTCAGATTCCCAGGTCTTGACATATGAGGAAGCCAAGATGAAAATGGATATGTCCACGTCGTGTGGAGCTCCTTTCAGCCAGTTGTACAAAACTAAAGCGGAAATGTTTGAGCAAGATCCCAATATCGATGCGTTTCTGCAAGGAGATTGGGATACTCTAGCACACGACCCAAAGTGGACAGCTTTGTTCACAAATTCACTTAAGGAGGAACTCCGCCCAGAGGAGAAACTCCTGGCTAACAGTATACGCACGTTCACGGCGGGAGGAGTGGATTTAACCATCCATGGAACACGCTTGTTTGTGGACATGAACGAAAAACTGTATGCCAGCCATCTTAAGACCAGTTCCGTAGTCGGGATGTCACCCTACTACGGAAATTGGCACAAGCTCTACGTCAAACTCAAAATGTTTAACAAAGGGTACGCCCTTGACGAGTCGGCTTATGATTCATCCCTGAGAACCTACCTTATGTGGGGTTGCGCCCTCTTTCGGTGGAAAATGCTTGCGTTAGAACATAGGACGCAGGACAATCTGGCGCGCATCAAGACGTATTATCGAAATCTCATCTGGTCTTTAATAGTAGGACCCGATGGAGTCATTGTAACAAAACTTGGTGGAAACCCTTCGGGTTCTGTTAATACGATTAGTGATAATACACTAATCCTGTACACATTACTCGCATACGCGTGGATTCAAACAGCACCCGCAGAGATGAATTCCTACGAGGCTTTTGAGCTGAACACAGCCAAAGCTTTGGTGGGAGATGATAATACGTGGACCGTTTCCGACGAGGCTCACCCATTTTTCCACGCTAGGAGCGTAATAGAGGAATGGAAGTCCCTGGGAGTCACAACAACAACCGACTCCCTTGAACCTCGTAAACCCGATGATCTAGATTTTCTTTCAGCTCACACCGTCTTTGTTGATGGCGTGGCGCTTCCCATCTACAACAGGGTCAAGTTGATGACCTCACTGTTGTACGCCCCGAAAGAAGGGATCACACCAGCTGTTACGCTAGAGCGGGTCGCTGCTCTTCTTAGTGTGGGGTGGACAGACTTGGTTTTCCGGCGTTTCGCGCGGCAGTTTATTAAGTGGCTGCTCCGT